TTGAAACCCCCCCCCCCTCCTTCCTATCTACTTTCTAATCTAAACTAGATTAAAGAAAGCATCTAAGGTTCCATTACCTTTCCAATCCTCCACCTCTTTATTAACATTTACCATAAACTTACTACCATCACACGGACACTCTACTTCTATTTCTAAATTAATATCGTTCATCAGAGGTTTTTCAATTCCAGTGAATTCATATAGGTATTCATATCCTTCCTCTGCAGAGTTAACATAATCTTTTTGAAACTCAAATAAAGATTCTTCCCAAGTTCTCTTTGCTTTTCCATTAGTTGGATGCCAAATGTCAAAAACATTTGAAACCATGATGGTTTCTAAAACTGTGTTAATATCAACACCATAATCTTCAGGATAATGCATCAGATAATTATCTAAACTATTCATATATTTTTTTCTAACTATATCGCCTGTTCCAGGATTAAGTCTAACCATTCTCCCAAAAATTTGAATGGGAATTGGTGTTCTAACTTCTTTAGGATCTCTAATTCTGCAAATGACTCCAGCAGTTAGATTGTGAACATTAATTCCAGAACGACCTCTATTGATAACAAGAAGAAATCTAAGAGGATCATGTTCAGCATGAAGTTTTTGCATTAATGTTGGATTGTCCACCTTTTCAGCAGCAACACCACCAAGAGTCCAAATTGTATTTCCTCCACTACTACTTTCCACCATGGTAGCTATCATTTTATCTGATTCTTCATATCCACAATCAGCAAGCAGATATTTACAAATTGTTTCTCTTACCTCATCAATAGAACATCCCCAAACACCCCTTGTATCTCCACAAACATATAGAGCAGTCAGTTTAGTATTAATCTGATCATCTTTATCTGATCTGAAATTAGAAACTTCAGGTAGTTTATCCCCAAACTCAGATTTGTAAGCTTCATGAATAACATGCTTAAGATACTCTTCATCTGTTTCAATTGATTCTTCTTTTTTGATATGCTGAAATTTTTCATAAGTATCATCATCAAATTTAATAGAATAATACTTCAAATCAGTCAACTTTTGCTCTCTTTCAAAAAGCAAATCAATACTCTGATGAATGGCAGATTCAACAGATGATTGGCCCTGATACTTTGTAAAAGAATAAGGATGTGCTCTGTTTATCCATGCTTGTGATGGAAGAATAACTTTTTTATCAGCAAGTTTTCCACAAACTCTAAATTGGTCACTAAGTGATGAGTGCCCTTTATGATGTTCAGTTGGAGTTGCAGTAAATCCAAGGATCCTTGGATTCACGTCTCTCCAAGTTGCAATCCTTTGCCAAGTTTCAGCAGTGTATTCTGCTGAATATCCAAAATTGATAATGTATGATTCAGATCCAGTATCAGCACAACCAATAAATTGATGAGCCTCTTCAATAATCAGGACAGAATCAGGAGCATACTTTATCAGTCTATCAAAGTTTGTAATGAAATAAGTATGTGTGCATGATATGCAGAGAACTGTGTTTGGCATTTTACCAAATGCATCCAAAATACCAGTACTTGGAGGATCTGGAACATAACCAAAATTATATTTTCCACTCAAGTCAGAAACATCAACAAATGTTCCATCATAAGCAACTTCTCTTGTTGGAGACAGTCTAAAAATATACTTCATTTCTGGAAATGCCTCTTTCAATTCTAATGGCATTTCTTTATCTTGATAATAAGATTTTCCACCACCTGTTTGCAATGGAAAAACTTTAACTTTGGGTTCTAAAAAAATTGCACTACCAATAGATTCCTCAAAGTTTGTTGCAAATTTAGCATAAGCCTCATTAGGGCGCATTTCAACAACCATGGTTATTCTCCTTAGTATCGTTAACAGTTTTTCAACAAGTTAGTTTTTATGGGAACATATCCCACCTGAGACTTTCATCAGCAGGTATCCACTAGTCAACTGATCTAGCAGACAATTTATTTATAGTAGTATTATAACAAAAAAAAGACCCCAGTCAAGGGGCCTTAAATCAGGATTCTTCTTGTTGTTTACCTTTCTTACCAATATTATACTTCTGCTCAAGGGTCCACTCATTCTTGTCTCTGTAAGGCAGCACCTTGATCTGATTCAGTGGTGCAATGTCTAGGATGGTATCTTCACTTACAACTGAGATGAGACCCCAATCAGCAAGCAGGCGAGTAATACGATTCCTACGCTGAACATCATTGACAGTAAGATTAGCGTACTTCCCATCAAGGGCAAACAGCTCCTTAAAGTGAACTATGTAATATTTACCCTGCTTGTGAAGAATATGGCAAGATTGATAAAGTTTCTTTTCCTTGCGAGAAGCAACACCAATCCTTGTCAGAGTCTCTCTTACTTTCAAGAAATCATCTGGTTCATTCAATCTGACCTCAATCATTTTATCTTGAGACCAATTCACCTGAGGTTCAGTTGTTTGAGTCATTGTTTTCCACCTTTGTCAAGTCGTTTTTTGATAAATTCAATTTGTTCATTAGATAGGATTTTCATGATCTGAGATGCTTTTTCAGTACTATATCCATAGTATTGTTTGACAAACTCTAAATCAGAATTTTTATCTTTACGAATCCAAGGAGAGAATCTCTTCCTTTTCCTGACAATATTTATAAAAAAGTTATACTGGATGTCCTTATCTAGGAAGTGATACTTATTCATTTCATTGGCATACATGATTGTATCCATGTGACCAGACATGCATCTATTGATGATAAAAGGAGGATACTCCTTTGTATGATCAGTCAGATCTTCCTTAGAAAAATTAATTGAGTTGAGCCAGTCTTTCAGTTCCATAATTAAAAAGTAGAAGTTCTTTTCTGTCTTTCTGCTCTCTCATATATTGTCCAACAGACCTGAGAGTATATGTATGATCAAATTCTGCCATGCTCCAATTTTCAAACCTATCTTTGATAAGTTGATCTGAATTATAACTCACTATTGAATCAAAGGTGCAATTGACACAATCATTGGCAAAGTCATCATGATTGAAGCCCTTGTGCATATCTCCTTTCTTACCATACAAATTATCCTTAATATCATATGGTGGATCAAGATAGATGAATGCTTTTCTTTCTGATTGCTCATCAAACATCACATCTTGATATGTGGTATTAGTAATTGTCCAATTCTTAATGATTTGAGAAAAAGCAGGAAGTCTGTCAATTCCTCTTTGTGAAAAATTATTGTCTGATGCCATCTTTGAAAAAGATGATGATTCTGTCAGACCAGAATAAGAGCACTTATTGACAATATAAAAACTGATTGCTGTCCAGAATGGATCTTCACTAGTATGAAGATATTGCTTAGATTCAAGAAACAATCCCTTTGCTGATGCAGGTTCTGGATACCTGGACTTCAATTCAGTGAGTTTGTCTCTCATCCTCTTACCATTTGCTTGCAGTTGTTGCCAGAAATTAACTAGTGGAGGGTAGAGATCATTAACCCAGATGTCCATCTTGGGATACATCTTGGAGATATGAATTGCTACTGATCCTCCACCAACAAATGGTTCACGATATTCATCATATCCTGAAAGATCAGGAACATGTGAAAAGATTTTTGTTAGTGCTCTAGATTTTCCACCAGGATAACGAAGAGGTGTTTTCAAAGATTTCATATTAGTGGATTGTGACTCTGAACAACCAGGATGGAACTACATGATAGTGCTTGATGCCATGGTGCCCATGTGCATGACCATGCTTATGCTTATGAGTGTGGGTCACACCTGTTTTGAAATGAGTGTGGTAATGCTTGTGTGTCTTGCCATGATGGTGATGATGTCCATGCCTATGACCATGATTTGCATGACCATAAGCAGGACCTCCAGAAATAGCAGGTGCTGCAATCATCAATCCAACAAGTGGTAAAAGAAATTTCATTTTAGACTCTCCACAACATAATTTACAGATTCAGACATTTGACGATAACCTGATCCAACATAGATTTGTACTGCAACAACAGCAACAGTGCAAATACCCCAGAACAGATAGTAGTGAGATGATTTAATTTGATGCTTTTTGTTCTTCATTGTAGGTGATGATAATACGTTTT